AGCGTATGACCTCACAGAAGACAACCCCACCGAAGTAAAGCATTGGATTCCCACTGGCTCACGCTGGCTGGATAGTATTATTTGCCGTGGGAAGTTGGGGGGAATTCCAGTAGGAAAGGTGACTGAGATTGCAGGACTCCAGTCCACTGGCAAGTCATATATGGCAGCACAAGTCGCAGCCAATGCTCAGAAACAGGGCATTGATGTAATATATTTTGATGCTGAGTCAGCGATTGACCCCGGCTTTTTAGAGAAGGCTGGCTGTGACTTGGAAAAGATTCTTTATGTCCAAGCTGAATCGGTCGAGTTTGTTTTAGAAACGATTGAAGACTTACTTGGGTCAGCAGAAAATAAACTTTTGTTTATCTGGGACTCGCTGGCGTTAACTCCAAGCAATACGGATATTGCAGGAGACTTCAACCCTCTGAGTTCGATGGCAGTAAAGCCACGGATTCTTTCAAAGGGCATGGCTAAGTTGGTTCAACCCATCGCCAACGCCGAGGCTACGTTACTTGTACTCAATCAGTTGAAAACAAATATTACTAGTAATATTGCAGAAGCAATGACAACCCCGTATTTTACTCCGGGGGGTAAGGCTATGCACTATACTTATAGTTTGAGAATTTGGCTCACAGGTCGCAAGGCTAAAGCCTCTTTCATCATGGATGACCATGGCTTTCGGATTGGCTCCGAATGTAAAGTCAAACTTGAGAAGTCACGCTTCGGAACTCAAGGAAGGCAGTGTGCCTTTAAGATTCTTTGGGGCGATGATGTGGGAATTAAAGATAGAGACAGTTGGCTAGAAGCTGTCAAGGGTTCTAAGCACTTGACATCTGGCGGTGCGTGGTACACACTAACTCATAAGGACGGTACGACTGAAAAGTTTCAAAGCGTCACTTGGCTCCAGAAACTTGAAAGTAAAAAGTTTTATGACCGTATCTTGGAGTTAATGGACGAGGAAATTATTCTTCGTTTCGATAGGCGAGAGGGTAATGCCTCCGACTTCTACGACATCGCTGACCAAGGAGGTGATGTATCAAAAAGTTAGTGAAAGAAAGTCCTTGACAGCTTGCCCTCACTTGTGCTATATTGTTGGTAACAAGTGGGGGCTTTTTTCACGAATGAGCCAATTTGATGTGTAAAGAATCGAGGTGTTTAAAGATGGCGGCGAGAGTTGCTGAACAGTCGAGCTACGATTCTTTTCGTCACGGCGCAGTGCTTATCAAGGGAGGGTCAGTTTTAAATGTGGGTGCGAACAGCGACAATCACACATCCTTTGGGCAGCGATTCCGCACAGAACCGGGCAGAGCCACCCACCACGCTGAGTTGGCGTGTGTCTTGGGGCTGGATAGAAATATAACGCAAGGGGGAACAATTTATGTTGCCCGTATTAGTAAAAATGGCGAGTGGAAAAATAGCAAACCCTGCTCGATGTGTCATGAGGTGATGAGCTATGTTGGTATTAAGAGAGTCGTATATACAATTGGATGCGATGAGTGGGGAACATATAAAATTGAGGAAGAAGATGAAAAGACTATTGGTTATTGATGCATTGAACATGTACTTCAGGGCTTATATTGTTGACCCGTCACTGTCAACCAACGGGCAGCCCATCGGCGGCTTGAAGGGTTTTCTAAAGATATTGCAGAAGCTCGTTCGGGAGACTAAGCCTGATGGGATTGTTATCTGCTGGGACGGTGCAGGTGGCTCACAGCGTCGGAAGTCGCTGGTTAAGACGTACAAGGAAGGTCGCAAGCCCATCCGCTTGAACCGTGACGTTCGTAACCTGAGCGAGACTGAAGAAATTGAAAATAAAATTTGGCAGCAGACGCGGCTGGCTGAATATATTAATAGCCTCCCAATTATCCAGTTGATGCTTGAGTCGGTCGAGGCAGATGATATCGTCTCACATGTGGTGCAGATGCCAGCCTACCGAGGGTGGCAAAAGGTGATTGTGTCCTCTGACAAGGATTTCTTTCAGTTGTGTGACGACGAGACTGTGGTGCTCCGCCCAATTCAGAAGGAAGTACTAAACAAAAATGCAATTACAGAAAAGCACGGGGTTCACCCTACAAACTTTGCATTAGCAAGAGCTATCGCTGGAGACAAGAGTGACAACCTCCCCGGTGTGGACGGCGTGGGGCTTCCTACCGTCGCGAAGCGGATACCGTTCTTGGCAGAAGATAAAACCTTTTCCCTCAATGATGTTTACGAGTACTGCGAAAACATTGATAGCAATATCAAGGCGTATTCCAGAATTGTAGAACAATTTGATAAGGTTAGGCTAAACTATAAGATGATGCAACTTTACCGACCATCAATCCCGCCGCAGGGAAAGAAGAAGATTAATTATACTGTTGAAAATTTCGTCAATGAATTTAATAAGACGGAAGTTCGCAAGATGATGATTCAGGATGGTTTTGGTCAAGGGAACTGGGATGATTTATTTCAAACAATGAACCGTTTTTCCCTTGACAAATGACTTTAAATGATATATACTGTAAGCAACACACAAACACAAATTTGGGACATCCATGACGGTAGCAATGACCGATGAACGCACAGACTTTTCACACTACGGCTCGAAATTTCAGGAAGGTTTGGCACAGCTTATCCTCGATGACCGCGTATTTGCTGACCAAATCAGTGAAGTCTTAGACTACCAATACCTTGAGGTTCGGTATCTAAAAGAGTTTGTCTCAAAGATTTTTGATTATCGTGACAAGTATGGTACGCACCCATCACGGGATACCATGGCTATAATCATTCGTGCCGAGTTGGAGGACATTAATGAGGTTGTCCGCCGCCAGATGCGAGACTACTATGCGCGAGTGTATGCCTCTCCAACAGAGGTAGATGGTGCCGCTCATATTAAAGAGGTGTCTCTTGATTTCTGTCGCAAGCAGAAGCTGAAGGCAGCGATGCTCAAGTGTGTTGGTCTGATTAAATCATCTAGTTTTGATGAGATTAGCAAAACCATGAACGATGCCCTCAGCTTAGGCGCGGACAACGATTCTGGCTATGACTACATCTTGGACTTTGAGAAAAGGTTTGAGATAAAGTCGAGGAACCCTGTGTCCACTGGCTGGCAACAGCTTGATTCTATTTGCCGTGGCGGTCTTGGTGCAGGAGAGCTTGGCGTCTGTATCGCCCCAACGGGGGCAGGCAAGTCCATGGCACTGGTACACCTCGGTGCACAAGGTATCCTAGAGGGCAAGACCGTGGTACACTATACTCTTGAACTTGCAGACACGGTAGTGGCTACTCGTTATGATAGTTGCATTACTGGAATCCCGCTCAACACCACCTTTTCTAACAAGGAAAAGATTTTCGATGCGATTAAAGACATCGAGGGTCAACTGATTGTCAAGGAGTACCCAACCAAGTCAGCATCGACAAAGACCATCACTGCACATTTAGATAAATTGCGCCGCCGAGGTGTCAATCCGGGTATGATAATTGTTGATTATGGAGACTTATTGCGTCCAGTTACCGTACAAAGAGAAAAAAGAAATGAACTGGAATCTATTTATGAAGAGTTGCGGGCAATCGCCCAAATCTATGAGTGTCCCGTGTGGACGGCTTCGCAGACAAATCGTTCTGGTTTGAATGCCGAGGTTATTACGATGGAGTCAATCTCCGAGGCATTCAATAAGTGCTTCGTTGCAGACTTTATCTTCTCCCTTTCAAGGACAATCGAAGATAAGAATGCCAACGAAGGAAGGTTCTTCATCGCCAAGAATAGAAATGGTCCAGACGGAATTGTATATCCAATTTTTATGGACACCACTAATGTAAAGATTAAGGTTGTGGCTGGTTCTGGTATGACTCCGAATCAGGCTGTTTCTAAGTCCAGCAAAGAGCAGGCTCAGTCCCTGAAAGACCGCTACAAGGCTTTCAGAACAACAAAGAATAAAGAGGAATAGATGTATAATGAAGCGGAGGTTAGGGCGGCAACCCTTGGTTATTTTAATGGAGATGAGCTTGCCACAAACGTGTTCATCACCAAGTATTGCCTCCGTGATAAGCAGGGAAATTTTGTGGAGAAAACTCCAAGAGACATGCACAGGCGCATGGCAAAGGAGTTTGCAAGGGTCGAGAAGAAGTATGGTGGACCCAGAGCACTAAGTCAGGATAAGATTGTCGAGTATTTCGATAATTTTAAGTATATTGTGCCCCAAGGTTCACCCATGATGGGGATTGGAAATGACCACGTTAACGTTTCATTATCAAACTGTGTTGTGGTTCAGTCACCATCCGACAACATCTCTTCAATCATTAACTCTGGTCGAGATTTGGCTAATCTGTTTAAGCGTCGTTGCGGCGTTGGGCTTGACCTCTCTGATTTGCGACCAGATGGCACACAAGTAAATAATTCTGCTGGCACGACTACGGGTGCGTGGTCATTTGCCGATTTTTATTCTTATGTTTGTCGAATGATTGGGCAGAACGGCAGACGCGGCGCACTCATGGTAACCATGGACGTTCGCCACCCCGACATTGAAGAATTTGTAACCATGAAGCGGGACTTGACTAAGGTGACGGGCGCAAATGTTTCTGTTAAAATAAGCAATACCTTCATGGAGGCTGTTCAAAACGATGACAAGTTTACCCTCCAGTTCCCAGTTGATTCTGCCTCCCCGACGCATACTAAAGAAATTGATGCAAAGGCGTTGTGGGATGTAATTGTGGAGTCCGCCACCGCAACAGCCGAACCCGGTATTTTAATGTGGGACAATATTATTAATAATCTGCCTGCACATTCTTATGCTGACGACGGGTTTGCTACGATTTGCACAAACCCATGCGCGGAAATTCCTCTCTCAGCTTACGATTCGTGCCGCCTGATTTCTATTAATTTAAAAAACTTTATCGCCGCCCCCTTCACAGGCAAGGCAAAATTTAATTTTAAAAAGTTTACCGAGGTGGCATCCGCAGCAATGAGATTGTCAGATGACTTGGTTGACTTGGAGCTTGAAAAATTGCAGGCAATTATTGAATTGGCTGACACGCCAGACGAAAAAGAATTGTGGTCTAAGCTTTATGCCGCAGCGCGTGACGGGCGCAGGACTGGGTTGGGAACCCACGGCTTGGCTGATGCCCTTGCGTGTCTGAACATGGCTTATGATTCTGATGACGGGCTATCAATGATTTCCCGCATCTATACTTGCCTCCGCGACACCGCTTATCAGGAGAGCGTTAATCTCTCGACTGAACGAAGTCCGTTTCCTGTATTTTCGTGGAACAAAGAGAGAAACAATGAGTACATACAGCGGCTCCCAGAGACGCTCCGCCGAGCAATAGCACGGCACGGCAGGAGGAACATTTCTATCCTGACAAACGCGCCAACAGGTTCGGTATCAATTCTCTCCCAGACATCATCAGGCTTGGAGCCTGTGTTTAGGAATTCTTACATCCGCCGTCGCAAGATGAGTCATGATGAGCAGGAGATTGAGCCAGATTTTGTTGATGACCTCGGCGACCACTGGAAAGAGTTTGAAGTGTGTCATCATAATGTGCAAGAGTGGAAGAAGGCAAATGAAGGAAAAGACTTACCAGCGTTCTTTGTTGAGTCTGACCAAATTGATTGGCTGCGCCGAATTGAAATTCAGCAGGCGATTCAAGACAACATCGACCATGCAATTAGTTCTACCATTAATTTACCCGCTGGCACCACGCCATCGGTTGTTGGCAATCTCTATATGGAGGGCTGGCGTCGCGGGCTAAAGGGTGTAACGGTTTACGTTGACGGCAGTCGTTCAGGTGTCCTTGTGACCAAGGATGAAGCAGCGTCGAGCGAGAACTTCCCCCACCATACAGCCCCTAAGCGTCCAGAGATTGTTGAATGTGATATGCATCACACAACCATTCAAGGAGAAAGATGGGTTGTCCTTGTGGGCTTACTGGATGGCAAGCCTTATGAGGTTCTCGGCGGCGAAGCGAGTCTAATTGAAATCCCGAAGAAATATAACAAGGGTCGCCTCAGTAAGTCTTCTTTCAAGACGAGGAACAACAGATACGACCTCTCCTTTGGATACAATGGAGATACTATCACAATCAAAGATGTTGTTAAGGTCTTTGACAATCCGAGCAACGCTTCTTTCACTCGTATGATTTCTCTTGGGTTGCGCCATGGAGCACGCCCAAGGTTTATGGTAGAGCAGCTTCAAAAGGATAAGAATAGCGATATGTTCAGCTTTTCAAAGTGTATCGCCCGCATCCTAAAGAATTATATTCAGGATGGCGAACTGCCAAGCGATAAGGTTTGCGAGCAATGCGAAGCCGAGACACTCGTCTACCAAGATGGCTGTGTGACATGTACGACATGCGGCTATGCGAAGTGTGGATAATCGGAGGGAACAATGGCGAAGTTTGATAGTAATAGATTTTCATCAGCTAAACAAGAGTGGGCAACGCCTCAAGATATGTTTGATGCCCTAAATAATCGTTATCAATTTAATTTTGATTTGGCGGCTGATGAAACGAATAAAAAATGTGAGAATTATTTTTCAATAGAAGACGATGCCCTGCTTCAAGACTGGCGGGGCAACTGTTGGCTTAATCCCCCTTACGGCAGCAAGGGCAAAACCCGATTGGCGAAGTGGGTGGAGAAAGCCTACAATGAAAGTCGTGATGGCAGTTGTACTGTGACGATGCTCATTCCTGCACGAACCAATACAGCATGGTGGGGCGAGTTCTGCATGAACGCCGGCGAACTTTTGTTTGTGATTGGAAGACCGAAGTTTGGGGGAGCCATCCATGGCTTACCGCAGCCTCTGGCTATTGTGACCTTCGGCGCAATGCTGTCGAGGTCTGGTTCAGAAGAGCTAACGAAATATGGAGCATACCAGACCAAGCATGGCACAATTATTTTCAAATAAATTAAAAAACTTCTTGACTTCTGCCTCAGCCCATGTTATATTGTATAAGCAATAAGGGGATGTGAACAGGTATGGCATCTGTTGAAAGAAGTTTCTAAAGAAAAATAAAGAAAGTTCTTGACATCCGTCAAAAACTATTGTATACTATGAAAGTAAAATAAGCCAACAAACAAAAAGGAGTTTGGTATGAGTGAGGTTGATAACGAGATTGTGACAGAACAGGATGAGCATGTCATTAATTATGTGAAGTCGCTTGCCGCGATTGAAGAGGCTATGGAGCCGTTCAAGGAGCAAAAGCGTGCTCTCAAGAATAATTATATGGAAAATGGCTGGATGTCTCGCGAGGACATTAGTCTAGCGGTCAAGGCTTTCCGTATGATTCAAAAGAACACCGACCCTGAGCGGCTGATGGATTATTATAACACTGTCTCCAAAACGCTTCGCTGAGAGTTGTTGATGATACCAATGAACAGACATGTCAGAGTGGACATAATGCAACAGGCTTCCCCCGATAATTCGGGGGGAGTGTTGCTACCAGAGGATTACAAGACTGTCCAAGAGTGGGAAGTGGGAATGGTCAAGGAGGTTTCTTCTGATTGTGAACGCTTCACTTCGGAGGATGTCGGAGGCGTCGTTGTATTTCCCGGTTCGATGCTGGTCTGCGTCGATGCCCTCGGTGGGCAATACCATTTTGTGCAAGAAAACTATGTGGTCTGCAAGCAGTCTGCAAACAGCCAATGCGCTGATTAAAAAAGCGGAGAGTCTACATGCAGGAATTGGTGGTTGGGTGTACCATTGGGGCGTTACGTCATGCTTTTGAGCGTGACCTGCCACTAGTATATCTGAACCCCAGCCCTCCGCATCGTTTCGGTGGTGCAGATGGGGCAGGTGCCGTGGAAGAGTGGCACCATTTATATTTTTGCCTTTCTCTGGCTGGTCGAATAAAGTTCGGTAATAAAGTTTCTCAAATTAGGGTACTTGACGAAGGGCTTAGGTTGACTGTTGGGCACAACGTCCATGTTGTTCATGCCTCGACGTTCCTTGTGTTTGATGATAAAGATATCGAAGGTTTGCCACCCGCCGAAAGGTCCGACTTGCTCAATGAAGTCCTTGACTGGATTGATGTGCGAAGTGGCATGAAGCACGAGCTTCATAGAATTCATGTATACGACTCGCCATTTATTGTCGGGGTTAATTTTTATCCGTCCGACCGAATTGACGGAAACCACAATTTGATGGATGTGTGCACCATAAGCCGTCTTACTGATGAACAACTACAAGAATTTGAATATTCAGAGTTGATAACCAGAGTCAAAACAGAAGAAATAATGAGACTTGCTGGAATCAAAGGCACAAGCAATGGTGGAGGCAGGTTTTTACCATTGAGATTGGAGTCCCGCAAGCGAGAGGTGTATTCATGGGGCACCCGCACCTATTCAGATTTGCCAGACGGCTTTGAGATTATGGGCTTGGTTGCTTCACTCAAATATCCGCCATCAAAGAGTGGCTATTTAAATTACTTAATTAAAGGTGTCCAGTGTGATAGAGAGCGGTGAACAAAATCCATCTGCCTTTCACTTGGCAGGCATCGTACCCGTGGCTGGACAGCCGTTGGACTTTGGTATGCCGTGGCACGACTGCTTGATACCAATAGGAAAAAACTATCTCGCCGTCGAGCGAGCAGTGCTGGAATGTGCATGGGCTGGGTCAGAAACTATTTGGATTGTGTGCCATAGGGAAATGCAGTCACTAATTAAAGAGCGGCTGGGAGAGTGGATTTTTGACCCAAACTCTTTATTGCAGACGGGGGTCTTCCAGTCTACGAAGCGAAGGCGCATCCCGATTTACTATGTGCCTGTTCACCCCAAAGACCGTGACCGCAGAGACTGCTTAGGCTGGTCGGTCCTGTACGGTGCTCTCAGTGCTTACTATATTTCCAAGCGCATCAGCAAGTGGCTCATCCCAGATAAATTTTATTGTGCATTTCCATACGGAATCTATAATCCCGAATTGCTTAAAAATTTTCGGCGCAACATTTCCAAAAATGGGACTTTTTGCTTGACATACAAAGGCGGCTCTGTTATAACGGGTGAGTACTTAGGGTTTACATTCGATGGCGAGGATTTCAAGCGATGCCGCCGAACTGTACGAGAAGCGGGAACGTCTTTGCGGGACTCAGACGGGAATCGCTTCCCAATTGAAAAAAGATGGTCTGTGAGGAACTTTTCCCTTGACAAAATATTCTCAGGTGTTATAATAGATATAGATTCAATGTTTGAGGTTCCATGGTATCGCAAGGTGGACTCTTGGGGCGGATTAGTTAAATATTTGTCGGGTGACGAGTCACTAACGAAGCCCGATTTCTTTAAACCAAAAAAGTGGAACAAAATGGGAGAATTGGGTGAAAAATCAGATTGAAAGAACTTATGACGATATGCCTTATATGGATAAGGAAATGGCGGGTCTGCCAGTGAGATATTTCTTGCTCGACACCAGCGCAAGACTATTTTTAGAAAATTTTGTAGAATTGCTTGACAAACCAGACCAATCTGATAATATAGAGGATATGAATATGGCGAGAGAATTAATTGTCGAATCAGCAGGGCTTTTGACAAGTGTTATTGACAGGATGAACATCAATGCGAAATAAACCTTCTATTCCGTTCGTGGGGCTTCACGCCCATTCCGTGGCAGGCTCGCCTTTCGACGCACTTGGCTACCCTCAAGAACATATGGATTATGCGTATAATAACGGCATGAGTGCGCTAGCCCTCACCGACCATGGTAATTGTAATGGCTTGGCTTATCAGGTCTTACATACAAAGAAAATGCGTGCTGAAGGAAAAGAGTTCAAACCAATTTATGGCGTTGAGGCATATTTCCACCCGTCCATTGACGGATGGAAGGAAGACTATGAGGAAGCCAAGAAGGTCAAGAAGAATGCTTCCGCACTAAAGGATGGCTCTACTGGCGGTGCCGTCGTAGAAACAGAGCAACGCCACTTCAAGGGCTTGGTCAATCGTCGCAACCACCTTATTCTTTTGGCACAAAACCAGACAGGCTTGAACAACATTTTCAAGATGGTATCAGACTCATTCAGCGGAAATAACTACTATCGCTTCCCCCGCGTTGATTATGCGTTGCTTGCAAAGCACTCTGAAGGCGTTATAGCGGCGTCTGCCTGCCTCGGCGGGGTCTATGCTGGGTGCATGTGGCGCAGTGCCATATACGACGACGACGGCAACCGTACAAGTTTTGATGAAGCCGCCCTTCTCGCAGATATGAGAGAGACAACCCAACAGATGCAGAAGATTTTTGGTGACCGTTGGTACGGAGAGCTTCAGTGGAATAATATCCCCGAGCAACACACGCTAAATAAATATATTATTCAAATGTCTGAAGAATTTAACATGAAGTTAATTTCAACGGCGGACAGCCATTATCCAAACCCAGACGCATGGAAAGACCGCATTCTTTATAAGAAGCTGGGCTGGCTGAGTCGCAAGGACGATATGCCCTCAGAGTTACCTGCTGGGTTGGATGAAGTTGGTTACGAGCTTTATCCGAAGAACGGTGACCAGATGTGGGAGTCGTATCTAAAGTATTCTGCCGAATGTGACGTTGTATATAATGACGATGTTGTTAAGAGTTCTATTATCGAAACACACCACGTTGCATCCGACCTCATCGAAGATTTCCTGCCTGACTCAACCGTTCGGCTTCCCGACTTTGTTGTGCCCGAGGGCAAGACGGCAACGCAGGCACTAGTGGCTCTGTGTTTGGACGGAATGCGCGGCATGAGTCTGATGGAGAAGCCCGAGTATGTGGCTCGACTGAAAGAAGAGCTTGAGATTATAGATAGCCGTGGCTTCAGTAAATATTTCTTGACAATGAAGGCTGTTGCGGATAAGGCTGTTGAGACTCAGCTTGTCGGTCCCGGTCGAGGCTCTGCTGCTGGTTCGCTTGCCTCCTATGTCCTAAACATCACACAGGTTGACCCGATTAAGTATGGGCTGTTGTTTAGCCGCTTCATGCGCTCTGATGCTACGGACTATCCCGATATTGATTATGATGTTGCCGAGCCAATGCTTCTAAAGGAACGTCTCGCTCAAGAGTGGGGTGAGAACACTGTTGTCCCAATCTCCAACTGGAACACACTTCAGCTTCGTTCTTTGATTAAAGATATTTCAAAGTTCTACCAAATTCCATTTGTTGAGGTCAACGCCGTCACTGGCAGGATGCTTCACGAAGCGACACCAAAGGCAAAGAGGAAGCACGGCATCACTGCTGGCGTTTATGCTCCAACCTTTGAAGAAGTCATGGAATTCTCGGAATCCCTCCAATCGTTCTTGCGTAAGTATCCTCATGTTAAGACACATGTCGAGGCTTTGTACGGTCAAGTCCGTTCGTGCTCCCGTCACGCAGGCGGAGTGGTGATTGCTGAGAACTTGGATAGGTACATGCCGCTGATTACGAGCGGCGGTGTCAAACAGGCACCATGGGCTGAAGGTCAGAACGTGCGCCATCTTGAGCCCATGGGCTTTATTAAGTTTGATATTCTTGGTTTGGCATCGCTCCGCATGATGCACAATTGCATTAAGAATATTCTCATTCGCCACCGCGACAACGATAGCCCGACGTTTGATGATGTCCGTGACTTCTATGATAAGGAACTCCACCCAGACGTTATAAACTTTGACGACCAAGATGTGTATGAGAATATCTTTCACAAGGGTCGCTGGGCAGGAATCTTCCAATTTACTGAGGCTGGGGCACAAACCTTCTGTGTGAACGCAAAGCCGAGAAGCATTATTGATATCTCTGCTATTACTTCTATCTTCCGTCCCGGTCCATTGTCTGCTAAGGTTGATAAAAACTATGTTGCAGCCAAGGAAAACCCAGAGGGCATCAAGTATCTCAACGATACTGTGCGCGAGTTGACACAGGAAACTTATGGCTTCCTCATCTTTCAAGAGCAAATCGCTCTGCTCGCTCACAAGCTCGGCGACCTGACGCTTGATGAAGGTAATATGCTCCGCAAGGTTCTGACCAAGAAGGGAACAGGCAAGGGGAACATTAAAATTAAATTGCGTGACAAGTTTATTGGGGGATGTTCTGGGAAGGGCATTTCGGTGCGAGACTCGGAGAAGCTCTGGGAGACGTTTGAATTCTTCTCAGGGTACGGTTTCAATAAGTCTCACGCGGTTTCATACAGCATCTTGTCTTATCAGTGTGCTTGGCTGTTCCACTACTATCCAGTAGAATGGATTGCTGCCTTCTTGGACAAGGAACCAGAATCTCGCAAAGAGCGTGCTATCAATTCTGCAAAGAAGATGGGCTTTGAAATCGCCCCGCTTGATATTAATCTGTCCGATAGGGACTGGCAGATTGCGGACGATACCACTTTGGTTCAACCATTCTCTTCGGTGAAGGGGTTGGGTGATGCAGCGATAGACCAAATCCTGAACAATCGACCGTTTGAGAATATTGAACAGTTTCTTTTTAATGAAGACATAGTTTATTCCAAGTTGAACAAGAAGGCTCTGGACGTTCTTATCCGAAGTCAAGCCCTCAACAGCTTGATGGATGACAGGTTCACGGGTCGAAAGCACTTCTGGTCGGCAGTCGCTGTTGATAGAGCCAAAACCAAGAAGAAGTTCATCGAGAATATCGGCTTATATGCACCAGAGGGTGACTTTACCGATGAGGAAATGATTGAGCATCAGGTGGATTTGACTGGTATCTTTCCTTTTGAACTGGTGATTACTGGTGATGTTGTGGACAAACTGGACACGCATGGTGTACCACCTCTTGGAGAGTTTGACCCTGAGCTACTTGTATCATGGTTTATCCCCAGAGAAGTCATCGAGAAAAAGACAAAGAACGGCAAGGACTACTGGATTGTCAGGGTCATCGACTCGACAAGTACAATTAATAGTATTAAGTGCTGGGGTGTTAGAAAGGGGCAGGACAAGGTTCACCTTAATAGACCATATATGGCTAAGTTAGATTATAGTGAACAGTGGGGTTTCAGCACTAGAAGTATTCGACACAATTTCCGACTATTGGCATAAGGAGAAAATATGAGCACAAGTAAGGAACAAAGGTATCCGCTGGAAATACTCCAGCAAAAATCAAAAGAAGAGCTAATCGAAATTATTGGAAACATGGAAGAAGAAGTTGCAATGTTGGACTTTCTCATCGCCGAATATGAGGCGATGCAGGAGTCTATCGGCAAGGCGATTCAAGATGGGCTGACAGAGCATCTTAAAAACACTGTCCTAAGCGGCACAGAAACAGGAGAAGCTTAAATGGCTGAAGAAAATGGAAAAAATGGTAGTAACGTGTTTAACTTTGACGCCTTCAAGAAGGCGATGGATGAGTTGAACAAGCAGAAGGCTGCTCAAGAAGAAAAAAAGAAGCAGGAACAGGACACTCCCCCTGATGATTTCACAAAAATGTTGGAGGCGTTTGGTGAACTGTTCAAGCCGCCATCGCAAGAGGAAATGAATAAGGCAGCGTCGCAGTTTGCAGATTCTTTAGAAAGTGCTGCAAAGGTTGTTCGTGCGATGCAGCAACCACCATCGACCGAGGACGACGACGAAGGGGATGAATCATGATGATAGAATATATTCGGGTACGCCCGAATGCCCGCCCGCCAATGCGGGCAAACCCATCAGACGCTGGCTTGGATGTGTTTTGGAACCCAGCGGATGCTGCGGTCAAGGCACAAATTGTGCACGCAGGACAGTCTGTTGTTCTTGAGACAGGCTTGAAGTTTGGTGTACCGCACGGCTATATGCTTGAGGTAAAGAACCGTTCAAGCGTGGCGGCAAAGCGAGGGCTTCTGGTTGGTGCGTGTGTGATAGATAGCGGATACGACGGAGAGGTGTTCATTAATCTCCACAACGTCGGAAACGATGACCAGTACATCGAGCCGTTTGAAAAGATTGCCCAACTGGTCATGACCCCCGTTGTCCACTTCCGAGCAATTGAAACTCGACAAGATAACTTATATGATTGGTACCCCATCACAATGAGTGACCGAGGTGACGGAGCGTTAGGCTCGACCGACACCGATGGCTACCCCAACTATGATTTAGAGCGCAGTGCGCCACAGGAGGATTAATGGGAAATACGAAACAAAACACCGAGAGAAAGAAAGCAAAGAAAGAAGAAAAGCAACTCAAGAAAGAGGTGGCTCAGAAGATGAATATGTTTTCTCGGCTACCAGACGAATGCCTATCGTGTCTATCCGCGTTTGACAAGACAAACCGAGAAATGATAGCATCTTGGACTGTCATTGTAAAAGAGGCAGAGAAAAAAGTTAACCTATATTGCCCTACCTGTTGGGATACGGCAAGAACAGTTGTAGAAGACTACTACAAAGAAAGAGAAAATAATGAATAATAGAATTAAAGAGGTACTGGCGTATGATGATGTGCTGCTTGTACCGCAGTACAGCGATATTGAATCCCGTCGTCAGATTGACGTAGGTAACACGCTATCGTCTATGCGCTTGAGGCTCCCCATCATTTCCAGCCCGATGGATACTGTCACGGAATGGAGCATGTGTCAGGCGATGGACAAGTCGGGAGGCATCGGCATTCTACACCGATATAATTCTGTTGATGAACAAGCTACCCATGCCCATCGAGCGATTCAGCAAGGGGCAAAAAATCTTGGCGCAGCCCTCGGCGTCACTGGAGACTATCTTGACAGAGCTACTGCTTTATATGACGCGGGTGTTCAAGTCATTTGCGTTGATGTGGCTCACGGTCATCATATTCTTGTGGAAACTGCAATTAAAAATTTGCGGGATATCTTTGGTGATGATATTCATATCATGGCTGGCAATGTGGCTACACTGGATGGTTTCAATGCTTTAGCTGAATGGGGTGCCGATTCCGTGCGATGTAACATCGGCAGTGGTTCTATTTGCACAACAAGAATCCAGACTGGACACGGTGTTCCGGGGCTGCATACAATTTTTGAATGCGCCGCGAGCGAGTGGGCTGGTGATGTTAAAATTATTGCCGATGGCGGTATCAAGAATTCTGGAGATATTGTCAAGGCTCTCGCCGCTGGCGCAGACTTTGTAATGCTTGGCTCGCTTCTTGCTGGAACAACTGAGGCACCCGGCGAGTTGATTCAGAATTTTGGTAACAAGATAGGCGACAATCGCAAGGTTTATCGCGGGATGGCAAGTGCTGACGCTCAGAAGGAGTGGCGCGGTCGCACCTCAAGCTTGGAGGGAATTGCCACGACCATTGCATATAAGGGCAGGGCTGAAAAAATTCTTGCCAAGCTGGAGGGTGGCATCCGCAGCGGGCTATCATATTCTGGAGCGCGAACGGTTGATGACCTCCACCGCCGAGCGGTCTTCATCCGCCAGACTGATGCGGGCAGGGTTGAGAGCGATGCTCATGTGGTAAGCGTGGAATAATGGATTACGGCGGGAACAAAAAGAAGATAGTGTTTTATGACACTGATGACCGACATGTTGCTCTGAAAATAAAGTTGCAGTATCACGGGATGACACAGGCAGCATTTTTCAGAGCGGTTGTTTCGGGGCTGATTGACGATGATGAATATTTTGATGATTTTCTGTGCTCTTATAAAGAGAGCAACGACATTCAGAGTAAGCGTCAACGCAAAGTTATAAGCAAGGAAGAAGAAGCAGCAAAGAAAGTGAAAAATTCTTTTTCACTTGAGACAGATGAAATTAGTAATATTTTTGATTTAATTGAGAAGGAGCACCCAGACCTATGAGAGAATGTAGTAAAGCGTGTGTACGGTGGAACGAGCCGTGCCCAAAAGAAAATTCGGATTGCCGATATTGGATTGATTACGGGAAGGACTTAAACTGTACGTTTGTCGCGGTTGAAAAGAATGGACCGATGACTTTGCGAGATGTGGCGAAGCGAGAAGGCATATCGCATGTACGAGTAAGTCAAATTGAAGACAAGCTGGTACCCATGTTGCGTCGAAAATTTAAGGATTACGCACCATAGTGTCATAAATTCCTTTTAGTGTACGTCCGTTTTGCATACAGCGCACTATTTAATAAGTGATGCACAATACAGCCCCTGTACCGGCTGAAATTCAAACTGTTTTAGGAGATTATAAACATGAGTAAAAAGAAGTTGCTAGAAGAAGCACAGGTAAGAAGGATGTTCCAGT